TAGTTCCTAGTGTGCAGTCATTTGGATCCTCAGAATAGAAGTCTAAATCGTCTTCATCGCCAAATGAGTCATTTGAGCTAACTAATATTCCAACTCTTTCAATAGCCATAATATTTAAAGTTTATTTGAAAAAGGGAGGCTCATCACCTCCCTTCAGTGATTTATTCTACTGTGATTGTCACATCACATTCGGTAGGAGTTATATTATCAATATTTGTTATAGTTACTGTGCTAGCAACTGCAGTAGTTGTGAATGATGATGTTGTATATCCTGACCAACCAGCAGAAGATTGACATCTAGCTCTCACTTGGTAGGTGGTTCCAACCGTCAATCCAGTAGCAGTCGCGGTTCCGCTACCGCTAGAAGCAGGAAGTGCAGTCCAGTTAGTTCCATCAGATGAAATATCAACATTGACAGAAGTTGTTGAACCAGCTACTGAATAAGGTATGCTAGCAGTTGTATTAGTTGTAGTTATATTGCCTAATGAGATTAAGCTATAAGTGTCAACTTGGACTTCAGAAGACCAGATTGTATAAACAGTAGCATCACCAGTTACAGTATAGGTTGCTTTAGAGAAGATATAATAGGTTTCATTCTCATCTAAGTTAGAAAGATTGGTGGTATAAGTAGTTGAATAAGGTGAGCTTTGGTTAGTTTGATCTATTATTGAAGCATGTAAAGCATCAGCGCACAAGCAAATTGAGTGAGACGCAAGAGTTATATCATTACCTTTAGTGATAGTAGATGTGACATTAGCGATATTAGTTGTATTGCTTAGAGAGTTAAGTGTTGCAGCTATTGAAATAGAAGCAGCATTAGTCGTAATAGATTGGTGAGAACTATAAGTAGTGCCAGCAGAGTTAGTAGCAGAAACAACAATGTCATAAGTTGTATTAGGAGTCAAATTAGTAAGTGATACTGTTTGGGTTCCAGTTGTTGTGCTAAGAGATTGAGATGAAGCGCTTCCACCAGTAGGAGTATAGGTTACAGTCACAGCAGATAGAGCTGGAGTAGAAGTGATACTAATGTCTTGAGACCAAGTTGTGGTGCCTAAAGTAGCAACACCAGTCCATGCAACAACAGGTTTGTTATAACCAGTTGCCACAGGTTCTACATCATCATAATTGATATATGGCCTATTGAACCCATCTAATACATACGGAGCAACATAGTAAGTAGTATTTTCATTAAGACCATTTACAGCACCTTCTCCAATTCTTTCAGGGTCATAATAGATAGTGTAGTTAGACATATCAGAGTTAGTTGAGTAAGCAACACCAGCTTGTGCTACGGTAACATCGTCAGTAGTCTCAATAACTCTATATTCAATAGAAGTATTAGTTGCAGTAGGTGGAACACCCTGATAATATGAAATATCAGGTAGTGTGTAGAATTGATATACATCAGATTCTGCTGAAGTCAATCCATACTCATCCACTACAATTGCAGTAGCATAATAGAGTGTGCCCGCAGATAGTTGATTTACAGGTATTGTCTGCAAGGACCCAGAAGTGTAGACATTTTTGACAGGTATAGTCTTCTCTCGGTCTGCATAAATTTTGATTGTTGATGATTGTATAGCCATTATTGTCTTGAGGTATTATTTTGTGGTGATTGTCTACTTGTATCTTGAGGTGGAACTAGCAAGCAAGTCAAATCAGAATGATTAGTGTTTACATCAGTTGAGCCTTCGACTATGAAGAATTTTCTACCGTCTAAATAAATAATATCCACATCTTTCACTCCCATAGTCTCGGTTTCAATTCTAGCTTCAACTGCTTGAGTCAAATCCTCTAAATCAAATGTATTTATAGGTATATCTCTAATATTGTTGTTATAAGTTATTAGACCTCCTTGTGGGTCAAGGTTATTCCACCATAAATAAGGAGCGCCTAAGTCTTCAAAGTCACATGAGTATTCTTCACTTCCAGATTCATGCTCTGGATTTGAATATTGATTGATTTTGCCTTTAAATTGGTCAACATTCTCAATATACCCAAAGAGATTCTCATGTAAAGTTATATTGGTAGCAAGCCATTTGTTGTTAATAGTGAAAGTAGGAGTCCCAGTAGAGTCTTCTGCATATTTAATGAAGTTATTTTGCGCCACTTTATCACTAGATGGCAATATTTCTTCAATTACTCCTTCAATTTGTTTTGAAGTGCTTGCAGAACCCCATGTTATGCCATTATTGTTGTCAAATATAGCTTTATTGCCAGTTATCCATTGTAAAGAGAACATCATATCAGGGATTTTCATCTCTGGTACATTGCACCAATACCCAAAATAGCTTAAACTTCTGAATGTTGAGTGTATGACATCATTGCTAGAGCCACCAACTCCTCTTACTTTATAGCTTACATAGTATGTTGACCCATCAAAATACGCATAATGGAGCCTATCTGAGTTATAGTCATAATAAATGAGTCTTGGTGCACGAGCTATATATTGCAATTCAGGAAGATTTTCATTTTCTTCAATAACATAGTCAGTTATAGTGCAATCACATACAGCATAGCAATATTCAAAAGCATCACTATTCATTACTTCTATGCTAATTTCAGAGCCTTTATTCACATAAAAAGTATGGCTAAGTGTATCTATGCGGTTTCTGTATAAATCACCATTAAGAGAGCAAGATGCCAGTCCTCCATTTGGACTATAAACATGTCTAACTATAACTGCTCCAATATCTGGGGACGCTTTACACTTCCAAGATATTGTCATATTCATAGTTACAGTAGCATCTCTGTTGAATGTTATTTTTTCCATTCCATCACCATAGCTAATCTCCATATCATTAGTGATATGCTGGCCACCTGACATAGCAAGGTATCCAGTTGATGGATTCAAAGCACACTCAATGAATTGTCTTTGGTTTTGTGGGCATACAACTTTCTTAGTTGCCATCAGATACCAGTTCGGGCTGACAGACGGAAATGAGAAATTTGTAGCAGTAGACAAATCAGAAAGAATGTCATTCATGTTCTTGACTGGGTGATATTGAGCGTATAATTTGTCATAAGGCATGCCATACTCATATTCTTTGAATACTGTAGGATACGCATTATTAGTGTTTGTATTCCATTCATATATAGTAGAAGCATCATCCTCAAAATATTCATGTATCTCTTTGTCTTTGAATATAGATGGAAATGTATTTTCATACAAGCAGATGTCTATTTCATTCTTTTTGACCGACACTACTTGTAGAAACACAGGTGTTATTTGAGCACCATTGTATAATAATGCTTTTGTTTTAACTCCTAAAGGTTGATTGTAAGAATTCAATAGACCACTAGCAGTAAGAAGAGCAATATTATTTGGTGTCTTAGGAATAGTTATATCATTAGTGAAAGCGTCTCTTATCCCAGTTGAGAATCTGAATCCTGTCCAAGATAAATCGACTTCACTATCTAGATATATGTCTAAATTACCTTTTTCTACTTGTATACTAATCATAATTCGTGTGTATATACTTCTAATTCAAAATCTAAATATTCCTCATCAGTTGTTGTTAGGTTAGTTGTCTTCAAACGGACTTGTTTCCACTCACCTTCCCAGTTTTTCATCCATATTTTGTCAGAATAGAGAATATCAGTAGGATAAGCGTTTCTTTCTATATCAGAAAAAGCAACTTTTATGACATTATTAGCAGATTGAATCCATCTACTAGGATTGTGCTTATACACTTCAGTTGTTGTAGTTGACCAGCTTTCATCATTTACTGTTTCAACTTCAGATATTAGTTTTCCACCTAAGAATCTAGTGCATCCATCGGCATCAATATATCTAAGCTCAGCGAATTTAAAGTTATCACACACTTCCTCGTAGATAATCTTATGACAGATTGGAAATATAGTCCTTGATCCCCAAATATCTCCACCTTGTTTAGCGTTAGGGTCATAACCACTAGTCACTTGGAACTCCACAGATGAGATTGTGGGCTCTTCTGGGTCAATACCTATAATACTTACTGATGAAGGTGTAGTTGTGCTACTGGAGCAGCATATTGAGTATTCACCAGTTGATGTGAGGACACTTTGTAGGTTATAGCCATTGATTCCTTCATAGCAAGTGTTTGTCCAGTTACCTATTGCTACTTGTCCATTAGCAGGTGTGTATAATTGGACTTTATAAAGGTCTTCATAAGAATATACATAGATGGTTTCAGCTGCGCCATGTGAGCGAGTTATAAAGCTTCTACCATTTAATACTTTTGTAGCAAAATTGAATGTTCCTACTAAACTAGTATTTTCAAATACTCTTACTCTAATTGTCCAGTATGAAAGTGAATCTCCATATAGTTCTGCTATAGTGTCATTCAAAAAGAATGACAATGAAGTAAAATCGGACTTATACACTAATGTCTTAGATTCACTATCAGGTGCAGTCACTGTTATCTCAGCTCCAACTGGATAGCTAGAATCTAATTTGATAACATTAGAATCATGCAACCAAATCACAGAATTAGGATAAGTTACCGTTGTAGATGATATTAATTGCGTTCTCATTGATATGATGAAATATTTTCTTTGACTTTTACACGATTTTGTTTGTTAGTTATCTCTTTGACTGACACAACTGGATGAATCTCAGCCACAGCTTCACCTATCACTTCACCCATTTTGTCATAGTTGAAGTCCATTTGAGTTGTGTTGTTATACACATTAGTGCTAGGAGCTTGGACAAGGCCACCTGAAGCATATCTTGGTGTCTCACCTAACAACATTTTGAGTTTTTTCTTCTTTTTGTTGTTTATAGCATCAAAGAAGTCAACACCATATTCTTTAACTACTTCACTTTGAATCACATATTCGCCTAAGCTTAATTTTGCATCTATCGAATCATCTTTTCGTGTAGTTGTATGTGTTCCAACCATGCCACCAGTTGTAGATTTGTCAACAGGGCCACCAGTAGAGAACTTAGGTGCAGACTTGACTTTGTTGTTTTTTTTGTAGATGGCTATAGCTTCAGCGATTCCGCCCACTATAGTAGCAACACCAATAGGAATCATTACCGCAGCTGCCGGCCATCCCAGCTTCATACCTTCAGCCACCGCAGAAGCTATACCTGTGGCCATGCTCATCATTATGTCCACATAAGCCATAGCATTAGCATACTTCTGCATCTCTTCATTGTCTTCAGCTAAAGCACTGAATAGATTGCCAAAGGCATTAGAGAGCTGAGCAGCAGCATCAGCTATAGTGTTGAATGTGGTGATCCAACTATTGATCTCAGCATCACTTAGCTTTTTGTTGTCCTCTGCTATCTTAGCATTGGTCTCCATTATCTTAGTGACCATCTCATCCTGAGCAGCATTGAATTCTTCCATTGAAGCAAATCCAGTAGAAGCTAGCGCATTTGCAGCATCAGCAGCTTGCTTTGTGAGCTCACCTTCCTTTTGGATTATGTCAGCTATTTGAGTCTCTAATTGGTCTATTGCAGACTGGTCAACTTCTATGCCAAGTGAGATAGATTGGCTCTTCATCTGGTCAATGAGCTGCTGTAGTGCCATTCTTTGGTCTTCAAGCTGCTCTCTTTGATTAGCAGTCTCTTTCCTGATTTGTAAATAAGATTTTTCTCTCTCAGCGACTGTATCTTTTATTGAATTCATATAAGCTTGCTGAGTTTGAAGTCTTTCAGCAAGTGCTTTGTTCTCTTCTAAAGATATCTTAGTTTGCTCAATCTCATTGTTTTTACCATCCAAGATCAATTGAGCTCTCTCTCGTCTTATCCTGTTTGTCTCTTTCTCAGCATTGTTAGTTGACAAGATGACATTCTTGATCTCTTCTAAGTCACGAATCTCAGTTCTTAGTCTCTCAAGCAATGCTTCATCCACTGTAGTAGCAGTTGTAGCTTTAGCCACACCAGCATAAGCTTCCTCTAGCATAGTGTCTACATTCAGCATTATGCCTTTCATCTGGTCAAGATAAGAGTCACCGAACTTGTCAGCCATTGCTCTAGCAAATCCTTCATGTTGAGTGAGCCAATTAGCATAAGCAGACACAGACCCATTAGATATAGCATTAAATATTGATTGTTGGACCATCCCTGCCGCCTTTTGTGTGTTCTCAATGATCCACTGGTTGACTTGTCTGGACTGGTCACCTATCACATCATAGTATTGTTTGAATATCTTGTTCAACTCAGACATCCATTTGTTGTTAGTGAACATCTCGTCCACATCTCTCATGGATAGTCCAAGCTGTTCACTTACAAGTTTTCCAAGTGATTTTATTGCATCCTTGAAGTTGTTAAAGTCAAGTGGTTGTCCTTTTAAAAGTTCTTTAAGCTGTTTAGCTAGCTTGTCACCACTTTGCACTGCCATCTCAAATGTGCCAGTGAATGCTTTAGCTAAGTCATCAGCTACCTTCTTTCCACTAGCATCAATGTCATTGATCTTGGTCTTTAAGTCAGTAGATATCTTGTTCAAGTCAGTAGCTAGACGGCCAGCATTCATGAACTTGGTTGAGTCATTCATTGACTTAGATATCTCAGCACGGAGATTGCTCCAGTAGTTAGCTTGTGTGAGAACAAGCTTCTTGTTGAGCTCACGCTCTTTCAACTCAATGAGCTTGTTCAGCTCTTCTTTTGCTTTAAGAGTGAGATTCTTCTCTTCTTTGAGTCGTTTCTTCAAGTCTTCAATCTCACGCTTTCCTGCAACTTCAATCTGCTTGATTTGCTTCTCAAATCCTTCATCCATAGCAGCAATTAGAGCATCTTCATATTCTCTTACTGCTTGAAGCTCATTCTGTCTTCTTTCTTTTTGGATTTGTGCCCACTCTTTAGCTCTTTGTTTGCGTTCTTGCTCTTTAGCTTTCTCTTCAGCATCAATTTCCTTCTGGAATCTGTTTTGTTCTTTTTGTAGTGAACGGTGTGCATTAGCATAGTCAGCATCGGCTTTTATGTAAGCAGCTTCAAGCTCAGCAATCTTGTTCTTTCTCTCATCTGAGTAGTCATTGTCTCGTTTTTGCTCTTCTTTAGCCAATCTGAGACGCTCTTTAGCAAGAGATTTCTGTTTCTTGTAGTTTTCCTCAGTTAGTCTTTGAGCTTCCTTGTTGAATTTGATTCTTTCTTCTGCTGTATAATGCTCTTTGTCAGCAGCTTTGTCTCGCAAGTCAGCTATCTCAGCTTCATTCTTAGCTGATTCTACAGTGTATTGTCGCTCAGCTTCTTCTAGATCATCTAGGTCTTTAGTGTATTGCTGAGCAGCTTCGCTTGCTTGCTTGAATCCAGGTATCAAGCTACCAACTAGAGTGGCTAGTTTAGTGAATCCTTGAATGACTTTAGTGACAACACCAACTAGAGCATTGAATCCTTTGTTGATGAGGTCAAGTATTGGCTGGAATACAGAGAAAGCAGTCTGCAAAGCAGTCATTGCATCATCATTCTGCTTGAATGTCTTTATGAGCTTCATTACAGCTGCAACTATGGCACCAATTAAAGCTACCCATGGATTAGTAAAGAGCTTCAGCATTTGAGCTCCAAAGTTCTTTACCATAGGAATAGCATTTCTAAATGCATCACCTAGCTTCATTGTTCCACCAGTGACATTAGTTATTGTCTTGATGGTAATAGCTAAAGTAGGATTGATACCCTCTAATGCAGAAGCATAGTTACCTACATTTCGTTTGAAGATTTGCTCCTGATACTCAAGTCCTTTGACTTCTTTAGTCAAGTCAGATATGTGATTAAGAAGATCTTGTCCTTTAGCTGAATCGCGCTCTGCTTTAGACATGTCATCGTATGCCTTTAGCATCAGCTTGATTTGAGCTCTCATTGCATTCAATGAGTCAGAGCTGGACTTTTGAGCTTTAATGTTATCAACAAGGACTTTCTCATTGGCTTTTACTTGATCTTTGTAGTCCTTCATTTGAGCTTTTATCTGAGCTTGAGCTGCAGCATATTGCTCTTCTGACACAGTCCCTTTATCTAAAGCTTTATTCCAAGCTTCTTGTGATTTTTTAAGTGATTCTATGTCTTTATTGAGTTGAACTATGTTTTTAGTTGCATCTCCAGCATTGACAACTAAGTCAATTATAACCATATTGTCATTTTTGGCCATTCTATATAAGTAAATTTATGTCTTTCTAAGTATATAATAACATTTGAATCAGCCCATTTTCTTATTTTTTTTGTTACTTTTGCAAAAAATGAAATATGTTATAATGAACGATAAAATTAAACTAAAATGAAAAAGATAATAATGACAATAGTATTAGTAATGACCACATTAATCTTAAATGCCCAGACTTTTTCTTTCAAGTCTGTTGTTACTAATAAATACGATTATTCTAAAGAAAGTGCTGATTTGACTGTCACTTATGTCATTGATTCAATGAGCATTGAAGTAAATGATTCTATTGTGGTTTTAAATGCTAATTATACTTGCATTGATAGAGGTAATATTCATAAAAATATTCATTATAGCAAAGTGTATCATAAAGATGAAAGCACTTTATATTGTAAGGTTTGGAGTAGTTTTATAAAAGATGATTTTTCTAGCTTAGAAACCACTAATATCATCTTTGATGGCAATTGCTTTAGTATAGCACTTCCTTATTCTGAAGACTATTGTGACTCTCACAATTTTGAAAATATTAAGATTTGTATTGATTAAGAGATAAAATAAAATGGGCTGATATAATTTATCAACCCACTTGTGTTCCGCCATCAGGCGCCTCCCTAGATATCTCAGCCGCCATATTTCAGGTCATACTAGGGCTCCAGTGTAGCTCTCAAGGACAGTAGTAGCAATCTTCTTTTTGAGTTCATCCAAGTTCTCTTCCACTGGCACAGTCGTTACATCTCTTTCTGGTCTATCACCTCTAAAGATTGAGCTGCCTCGTTGTTCTATAGTCTTCTTTATTGCCCAAGCGAAGTCAGTTATAGTGCCAGAAGTAGGTTTTATGCCATTCTTAGTTATCCAAGTCTCAAGTATTTCAATGAAATTGCGTGGTGTATGGCCTGGGCCTCTACCTTTTTCAGCATAAGGAAGATAATAAGCTGCTGTAACTGTAACTCTATTGTCATTTACTTGATACTCAAGTGACTTTTCTAGATCAGAACCACCTAGACCTTGATTCTGCATCTCATATTGTATGTCAGCAATGAGATTATTAGCGAATTCAGTTAGTGTATCATTGAAATTTATCATCTTTTCTTGTTTAATTTAGCTTTGTTCTCTAATATTCTTTGGTAGTTGCGCTGGTATTTCACATCAGCAGCTTGGTCTTTTGCTATTAATAGGTAATTAGAGAGCTTTACTTTTTCTCCTTCATCAAATGAGCTCAAATGGAAGAACTCAGTCACAGTCAATAGCATTCTCTCAGGCAAAGAAGGAAAATCAACACCTATAGCAGCTTGCTTCTCATCCAGTGTCTGACTGACTTCTAGTTTCTTAAGCCAATCTACTAGAGTTCTCATCTGCTCTCTGTAGTTCTTCAATCGTCCAAATGCCTTGAGTGCATATTCCTCACTTAGAAGCTTAGTTATATATGCCTCTTCGTCATTTATCACATCAGAGAACTCAGCTATTGTCATCTCAAGTATGTCTTTCTCAAGTGGATATGACTCTACTTTCTCTAAAAGCTGGTCTATGAGCTCTTTTGTAGTGACTATAGCTAAAACATCTCTTGTCTTAGTCTTGTTTGTTATAAGCATTGTGCTTGTCTCTCTTCTATT